GTAGCACTACCTAAATCGTAAGTGCCATCTGTGTTTGGTATAATGTCTGAATCAATCTCTGCAGCTAAGTTAATGCTGTCAGTGTCTGCATCACCAAATGTAAGGTTACCGGAGATAGTAGCGTTACCTGTGACTGTAAGATTACCACCGATATCTACGTTACCAGTTGTAGTAACTGTATCTGTGTAGGTATCTTTAAACCTTAAGCTTGTTGTACCTAAGTCAACATCACTGTCTGTAACAGGGATAATAGCACCATCGGCTATGTATAACTGTTGTACAGGTGCTGAAGATACTTCTACATAAAATTCAATGTAGTTATTGGTTGTATCTATGAGTACTTTGTTGTTCGGAGAAGTTTCTCCTGCATCACCTATCAGTCCTATAACAGGTCCTTCGGCTGTTGTGCCATCGTGTTTGTGCCCTGTAGAGTTGTGAAAAGCGTTTACAAGTTGGTTAAATTCGTTATTAAATAAAGCAGCAGTGATTGTATCACCGTCTGCAAACGAACTTTGTCTAGTGTAACTTGCCATTGTCTATTCTCCGTGTGTTTTTATTTAGCTGTTGTCTGTGATATATGTATTACCTGTAGCAATCGCACTTGTATAGCTAGACTTATCTGATGAGTCTCCTACTACGTCAGGTGTTTCATCATCTTCATCTACTGGCTCATAAGCCAAGATAAGTTCAAGATGGTCTACATTTCTTTGTACCATCTCGTTGATTTCTTCTTGGGTCATACCTTCAACATCGTGTGTACCACCATTAATATCATTAATAAGCGTTACACTATCGGTTGCTGCTGTTAATACTTGTTCTACTGTTTGCATTTTTAGTCTCCTGTTGTTGTTAGCTTTCTAAAGCTGCTATTCGTGCTTCCAAAGCATCATTTTTTGCTGAAAGTTCTTGTACTGCTTTAATTAAAGGATGTACAAACATTTCTTGTGAAATAGTGTTTATGCCATTATCAATTTCGTTCCATCCTCCAAAATCTGTAATACCATGTGTGTCAAGAGCTTCTTTAACTTCTTGAGCAATAAGACCATACATTTTACCATCGTGCTTTCTTTCTGTTTCTTCAGGATTATAGTCAGGTAAAGAACTGTCAATATTTGCTTTAGGCTTCCATTTAAAAGTAACTGGTCTTAAATCATTTATAAAATCTAAGCCACAATCAGTATTGTCTGTAATTTCTTCTTTGTAGCGTACATCTGAAACTCTTGTCCAAGAAGCATTAACATCAAACATATTATAAACTCTGTCAGACCCAGTACCTCGACCAAATGTAAAAGTATAATCATCATCATATCCCCCTACATTTACACCTTTACATTGATCTCCAATTACAATGTTATAATTTGAATCAGCAGCATAAGGAGAGCTAAGAAATCCAATCATTACATTTCCAAACCCTGCGGTTAAACCACTAGCAGAATTATCACCAAGATATACCCCATAACGACCTGTTGTAATAGCACCACCAGCATTATATCCAACAGCAGTATTATTGCTTGTTATATTATTTCCTAAAGCAGAACTTCCTATAGCTACATTATTTGCTCCAGTTGTATTTACTCCTAGCGTGTTATACCCCAATGCTACATTATCTGTTCCTGTAGTATTAGAATCAAGTGATTGCATACCTACTGCTGTATTTAAATAGCCTGTGGTGTTAGACAACATAGCATTATAACCAATTGCTGTATTGTTATTTCCTGTAGTATTGTTTATTAAAGTAAATAAACCAACTGCTGTGTGGTTTGAACCTGTGGTATTACTGCTTAACGCTGCACGACCAACAGCTGTAATGTTAGAACCAGTTGTATTAGCATCTAAAGTTGCATCTCCAACAGCTACGTTTTCAGCACCTGTGGTGTTTGCTGTTAAAGCAGCATGTCCAACTGCTGTGTTGCGAGATGCTGTCGTATTCGCATATAAAGCATTAGTTCCTATCGCAGTGTTATAACTTCCTGTGCTAGTCAAACTTAATGTATTAGCTCCAAGTGCGGTATTCTCTAAACCTCCGTTGACTGTTACTAAAGAGTTATAACCAATAGCTGTTTGATACCCTGCTGTGGTGTTTCCTGCTAAAGCCAAGTAGCCCAATGCAACATTTCTTATCCCTGTGGTGTTTGCACTCATTGCCTGTTGACCTATTGCTACATTATAACCACCTTCAGTATTGTAATATAAAGAATTTAAGCCTACAGCAACATTGCTTGCTCCTGTGGTATTAGTAAACATAGAATGTCTACCAACAGCTACATTTGAGCTACCAGTAGTGGTTACTGTTAAAGCACCTTTACCAATAGCAGTATTGTTATCACCGCTTGTTAAAGCTGAAAAGACATCAACACCTAGACCAGTATTACCATCTGCTGCATTAATCGTGCCTGTAGTTGTATCTCCAATCATTATGGAGTCAGTGCCAAAAGATTTATATGCAGGTATATCTACATCTAAAACTGAACTTGTTACTTTTGTTATTGCCATCTTTGTTTATCTCCTGCCTGAAGGTATAAAGTCTACGTAAAGACCATTAATTGTGTATGGAGGTTTTGTATCCTCACTTATAAATGTAAAATTGTTACTGTGTCCACTGCCTTGTAGAGGTACTCTGACTAGAGGATTTTTACCTCCACCAAATACATTGGTTGCAAATATTGCTTCACCAAAGACAGAAGGAGGATTAATAGTTCCTAAGTCAAATAGATTAGGTGGCTGTGGTGTAGCTGTATTACCATAATCAAATCTAACTTGAACGTCTGGTTCTACGATACCTTCTGCACTTGTTGAAACTTTTACAAAGTGTAAAGTTTTTAAAGTTCCTAAATCACCGTAGTCATAGTCAGGTGTTTCGTATCTTGCTAAAATGGCAGTACCATCAAAGTCATTACCTGAATCGTGTATATAAATATAACCTGTAGTAGACCCGTGATAATGTTCTTCAACCCCAACCTCATTAAATCCAGCTCCTATTTCTGTAACTTCTATTCCTCTTGTTTCTGACCATTCAAAACCGTTAGGTCTTAACGTACCTACAATTCCTCTTTGTTGACTTTCTGTAACTGTAGCATCTGTATAAAATAATTTATATTGAGACTTGTCTCTGTGTACCATACTACTTATTGTGTAAGTATTGATAGAGTTTGCAAGGTCTGTAACTAAAGGCTGTATAGCTTTACTGACAGTTCCTAACTCAACGTCTCCAATCCTTGCAGTACCAGCAACCGTTCTTAGTCCATCGGGTGCTAAAAAGATAAGGTCACCACCTATCTCTTGAATACTGTAGCCACTTAAACAGCCTACGTTTTCTGCTATAGGGTCAATACGAATATTATTTGAATCGTTAATATTGACAAGCTTGTGTAAACTATTTTCACAGAAAACAATTAAGTCTTCACGGAATCCTCTAATACCTACAACCTTATCTGAAATGGTTACTGAACCTGCTCCAGCCCCTGTAAAGTCATTGGGGTCATTATAAACGCTGTAGTAAACTGTGTTCTCGTTGTCTTCAACACCAGCAGCAATTAAATGATGGTCGTGACTTGTAACGTGTGTTACGCCTTTAGTACCTGTAACAGTTATCTCTTCGGTAAAAAATGTTCTAGAGCTTAAAGCTCCTGTGCCTTCCATTCTAAAACTAAAAGGCTTATTAGCCCCATCGGCTATAATTACTTCACCGTAGTCTTGTCCAGCACCTTCAAACATCGCAAAACTTATTTGACCTTGCCCAGTTCTGGCTGTAACACTTTTGCCTGTAAAGGTTGCGTAATCATCACCACCACCAGCAGATAGTTTATTAATGGTCACCCATGTAATACCATCTTGACTAAAATAAATGTTAGTACTTGCACAGGCTATAACGCCATCAGCATAAGGAGTAACACCTAAAATTGTATCAGCACTTCCAGTTGGTTGTACTGAACTAGCACCACCAAACTTTGCAAAGCCATTGATACGTCTATATCCACCCTCAATAGAGACTTCAAAGTTTCTAAGTTCTCTAGCTACACCGGGACTTTTAAGTAAGTCTATTGAATTACTAGACTTAACTAAACCACCGGAACATGCAACTGTAAAAGGTTGTGATGCTGCCATAAATTAAAAGTATCTTCTATCGTCTGTCATTGCACGAGGAGTTGGGTTTACCAGATTAGACTTCATAGTCCTCATCGCTTTTTTATAATCATCCATAGCAAAAGCTGCTTGTTGTGGAGATTCTTTAAACTGCCAAATATAATATCTTGTCTTTGC